ACTTGCACTTATATTGCTTGCGGTAATACTATTAACATTTAAATCAGAACTACCAATCAATGTTCCTGTAGTATCTGTTTGTAAAACTAGTCTAGAACCGCTAATAATTCTTTCAACAAATGGTGCTTGTGTACTTGTAGGATCAATTGACGCAGATGTTTGCGGAATTATTATGTTTAATATATTGGAATTGGGGTATGGCATAAAAGTATCTGTTTATCTTGCTATAAATATAAATATAAATATAAATAATATAGTTTAATTGAAATTAAGATATTTAAGATGTCCATTCTGCAATAGATTGTCTTAACCATCTTCCACCAGCATAAATATACTGATAATCACCATCATATGCCATCCAACCAGCTTCACCATAATCAGTTGGACTAGTTGGAGCTGGATGCCAAATAGTTGTTTCTTGTGATCCTGAAACTGTAACATTTATAGTTTGTTGAATTAATGACGCATAACTTTGTCTAATTGTTGTAATTGCTTCACCCGCTGCTGTTGTGGATTCTTCGGTGGCAATTGTGCCTTTAGGAAATCTCCACTCACTGTCTTTTTCAACAAGAGGATTGATGCTATAATATGGATTTCCTTTGTTACTGTAAGTATTGTCTTTAACCTTTTTGTTTACTATATCCATTTGAGCACTGCTAACAATTTCTGCAGTCAATTTTATCTGTTTTGGCGTTAACATTCTTTGAACAGTTTGTTTTCTGTCTTCAAATGATTCTGGCAACAAATAAGCATTGGTAGATAAAGTAAATGTACTTCTTACCATTCTATCTTTTTCTCCACTTGATTCAATTGTATTGGTATAATTGTCTATCTTAACTCTAAAATTAAATCTTTGTTTATCACCCCAATAATCTCCTTCCGCAAAATTGATCTTTTCTAAAATTGCATTGTTTTGTTCAACATATTCTGTCCATACAATAAATTCATATTCAGCCTTAATATGATCTGGCATTGTTACCGCAAATATTTGGTTTGTAGGAGCAACAGTCTTATTTAATAAACTAAATTTATCATATTTGTTCTTTTCGTTAAATTTAGTCATTACTGGATAACTCAAATAACGGTTGAATGTTTGATAACCTTCATCTTTTGAAAATGAAGTTCTTTTAACCATTATCAACGGAATTTGTAACTTACCTTGTTGATCTCTTAATGCACCTTGTGCTTTTGCTGCATACCATTTTTCAGGATTACCATATATAATTGGTACTTTTATGTTTTCACCAGCGTCAATTACAGTAGGATTGATAATATTTTGTATATAACTAATCAACGCAGTATCAATATCTAATAAACTAACTGTAAAATTTTTCTTTGCATCTTCATCTCGTCTAGTATCCAATGCAATGTTTCTTACATTAGATACAATAGGATTGTTCTTTTCAACATTGTTATTTGTTGGTACTGGATTGTTCGTATTTCCTTGCCACATAATTAAAATTGACGGTTAACTAAATTAATTTTGCTCAACTTGCTATAATGCGTATTGCAAATAATACTATGTGATTTATTTGCTTGACCACCCAAAAATTGTTCTTGTACAACATTATCAACTTCATGATAACGATCATTAAATAATATCATATCACCAACTTCTGGATAAAAACTCGCATCTTTTAATGACAATTCTCTAAATTTAAATACAACAGTTTGATCTCTGTCAGGTCCAAATCCTTCATCATCTGTACTAATATCACCACGATCAATTATACTACTCAATTCTACACCAGAATAAAAACTCTTTCCTTCAGCCGCAACTGCTTCACCATAAATGTTTGTATTGGTTTCATTTGGTGCAATCTTAAATAAAACAACCAATGTTTCAATAATGTCACGCATCAATTCTGCATTAATTTGATTAACCAAATTAATGTCTCGTTGACTAAAATATCTTCCAAATAATGCCATAATATTTTATCCAATATAAATTAGTAGTGGAACAGTCTTCATGATGACTGTCATCTTTTCAGTTTCATCTGCTTTAGCTTCCATTTGAGCTTTACGACTAGTAGCTTCAAGATTTTCTCTCAATTGTGTAATTAACGATTCTTTTTCAGATGCCGCTTCACTTCGCAATTCAGAACCATCCAATGTTACTTCTCCACCAGGAATTGGAATTGTACTATACTTCTGTCTAATCATACCAAGATTTTCTTTGCACAATGCCAAGAAATATTTCTTGACCCATTGTTTGCCAACAGCATTTAATTTATAGTATGTAACATTTTGATATGGCACATTACTATAATCACTAACCACATCATAATTGCTTCCACTACTAAATGTATTTGCTGCACTAAATTTATCTTTTTCAACTACATATTCAATATAAAGTTTGTAATCATATGTTGGAATAGGAAATATCTTTAGTTTATTATTTACAATTTCAAAACTATAAGCACTTTTACGAACCAAATCATTAAATTCAATTGCTTGACCTCTCAATAAATCTTCAAATATTGGTGTCATCAAAAATTGTGTGGCAGGACTATATCCAGCAAATCCCATTTCACCAAGTACATTACTGTAACTCATACCAGTCATACTAAATGGATCATAAATACGAGCAAATGCTGGTGGTGGACCATGAAATACTCTTCTAATTTCAACTCTACTTCCACTTTCAATATTGGTGCCAATTAGTGTCTGCAAATCATATGTTTGTTGACTTGCGCTCAATTGAATAGGTACTTTTTTAATGTCAACATATCCACCTACACCAATTTCACTTCCATATCCTTTTGTTAATTGAATTATATATGGTAATCCTGTTCCTATTACATTTTTACCATTGATATTTGGATTGTCCGCAGTACGCAATCCTTGTAAACTTAATAAATTGTTTCGTATATTAAATTGATTTACTTGAGCGCCATATTCATTGACGGATTCTTCAAATGCAGCATAAAAATTTACATCAATTAATTCAATATCAATGATTGGATACCCCATTCTTTTTGCTGCCCATTCCGCACTCTTTTCACAGTCATATTCAAAATAACCAACGCTACCACTTAAATACGATTCGCTTAAGTAAAATCCAAATGGTATACTGCCTGTATTTACAGCACTGCCACTCCCCGGCCATCGAATACGATCCTGATCAAGATTAGCACTCATATTTTAGTCCATTCTTTAACATTCATTGTTTATAAATATTAAAATAATTAAGTTTAATTTGATTTATAATCCAAATCTACTTTTAACAGCATTATAGTTCCGCAATACTTCAGATGCGGTTAATTCTCTATTGTATATTTGTATATTAGATACAGAGCCGGACCAATAAGCACCGGTGGGTCTTCTACCTATTTGAATAGTATCTGTAGTTGTCGCATATACTAATCCGCCTAATGTACCTGTACCATTACTTAAAACACCATCTATATATATTGATGTTGTATTACTTCCAAGAGTTGTTGTATTAGTTGTATATACTGCTACTATATTTCTCCAAGTATTATTATTGACTGTTGCTGTACTTGATCTGTTATAAGTATTAGTACCATCAGAACCTTTTGTAGTACCGGAAACTGTTCCTGCGGAGTCAAATTGAAACATCCAACCAGCCGTAGAAGCAGTCGCACCTTTAGAAATAATAACACCACTTGTAGCGCTTGTTTTTATCCATAAACTCACAGTAAATGTGACATTTGCAAATTGAAAAGTTGTTCCGGTATTAACTGTATCTACATAATCATTTGTACCATCAAACACAATACTACCACCATTTACATTACTAAATGTAGGACCATTGGTTAGTGTACCTGTATTACCATTACCGCTTAAATCTGTCCAAGATGTCGCCGCTACAGCATCAATCAAAATTTGACCGTCAACTTCAACTCCATATATAGATGGATTGGATCTACCACCTGTTCCGGTCATAACAATAGTATTAAATACTGACCCAACTTCTGATGTTATATCAATCCAACCAGCGCCAACTCCAGTTGTATAAACATTAGCCGCAGCCATTTTTGATGATACATCAGTTCCATCAACCACAATTACATTTGGTAGACCAGCTACTTGTCCAGAACTGGCACCAAAACTAACATATATACGAACAGTTCCAGAAACACTCAATCCACCCCCATCAAATGTATATGTAGCAGTTCCACTTTGAAAAGTGGAAGTGCTTAAATTTCCATCAAAAGAATATGTAGGATTTGAAAAAGATCCAGCCCAACCACTACTCCAAACAGTACCAATACGAGGATAACTTTTATTATTAGCCGCATCTAGTGCAAGCACCAAACCATTTGTAACTATTTTTGGTGAATGTGATAATCCCATATACTATAATTATCTACCAAATCTAGATTTAGTTGCGTTATAATTTTG